CTCTGGGTATGACTTCCGCACCATCACGACAGGGAGCCACCCCCACTTGAGGTGGATGCAGACTTGCTGTGCGTCATGCGATGGTTCACTCATCCCCGTGGCTTCCTTTGCTTGCTGTCTTTCCAATCCACTGTCCCGATCTGCACGATGCCGGGGAAGTCGTCGATGCGGCGGTAGTCCCAAGATGTGAGCCAAACACCGCCTTCTGCCGTTAGCCACGGTTCATTGGCATCATAGGCATGAATTGCACCATCGATTTCATCCCGCGCAACCCACTCAACCCAATCAGGTAGTCGATCCCATGCGATCACGTCTTGGGTCTTGGGCAGGGGGACGGTGCGGTAGATTATGTTGTGGTGCCAAGTAGGCTCCACGGGGTCAACAAACATAGTCCCGCTATAGCGAGCCTGAAACTTCCCACCCGCCTTCTCATGCTCATGCAGCGCAGCCTTTTCCTCGTCGGTCAGCAGGCCGTAAGGCACTCGGTTGTTGGTCATGTCGATGGTCATTTCCGCCCCCGTTCCCAAGCCGCCCGCGACAGGCGGTTCGCCAGCGCGTCCATGTCCTCGACGCTGATCTGGCGGTTGGTGATGATGGCCCAGTAGACCAAGTCAGTGAACCGCTTGGCTGGCAGCACGGATGCCGCATTGTTGATACCCAGTGCAGCCTCTGCCTGCACGTCACGGTGCGGCATGGTCTCTGTTTTCTTTCTCCAAAACATATCTCTCTCCCTCAGTGAGTTGTTTGTTTTCTTTGTTGTTCGTCGTACATGTCTGCGGTCAGTCGCAGGCCGAGCGAAATCCTGTCCCTGCTGATGCCTCTTGACTCGCCGTAAATATAAATCGAGGTGATCAGCTCAGAGGTTATCTCAGCGGGATCATCGATGAATGCGCTGTAGATTGTGAGCGTCAGGGCGCACAGTTCTCCCACGCTCAACTCATCCGGTAGCGCGTCCATCACGGCGTCCACGTGTTCTTGTGTCATGTTTTGTTTCATGTTCGTACCTTTTGATTATGCCGCACGCAGATATGTGGTCTCGCCCCAAGGTGCGGCTGTTGCTTGGCTCCAACTGGACACCCACAGCGTTGGATAGTCAGGCTCGACATCAGGGTAGTCCCAAACCTGCAGGTCACTCAAGTAAATCATGTTATCTACCTCTATGTCGTTCTCTTCGATGTACTGGAACACCGGGGTCACCGACGTTCCGCCGCGCCCACCGACATGGATGTCGTCGATCACTTCGCCGCGTTCATAGCGCCGCACTGTCCTCACATGTGTGTCGCAGGTGATGACGGTGATCGACGTTGGCATGATGTCCTCGCTGATCGCGTTCAACTCGCCGAGGAATTGGGTCAGTTCCTCATGCGAAACCGATCCGCTGGTGTCGATGCCGATCACCACGTTGCCAGCACCGATCCTCTGGATTGAAGGCGCGACGATGCCTGCCATGTGATACATCGCGCGCTGCGGTCGGCGCATGCTGTAGTCGTCGGGCTGGTCGCCACCAATGAACCGACGCAGCACGTCACGCCAATCGACCTGCGCCCGCTTCATTTGCGTGACCATCTGTTCAATCTTGGCAGGTAGTTTGCCGACAGCCTTGGCAGAACTTGCTGCCATCATGACCTTGCTGTCGATGTCGGCTTCCATTTGCTGCTGTTCTGCGGGTGACAGGCTTTCTCCCTGTTTCCCCTTGGCATCTGTCACCTCTCCGAAACCACTGCCCTGCGCCTTCTCTCCCACGTTATCCGGCAGTCGATCATAGGCAGCCTCAGCATTGAGGTTGCTGTATTGATCATCGATCAGGGCACCCTTTGGCAAGGTGAAGCCAGCCTCTACGAGGATGGGGTTGATGACGTAGTCGCAGGCGTAGTTCCATTTCTGCGGATCACGCTCGCCGCGCCGCAGCATGTGCTTCATGACGATGTGCATGACCTCATGTGCCAGCACGCCAGTGCATTCGTCCTGCGTCATCCGATCCACGAAGGAGGGCGACCACATGATGGACGATCCGTCCGTACACATGGTCGGAATGCTGTCATCCGGCGCGACCCTGATCGACAGGCACACCGACCCAAAGAACGGGTGTCGCACCACCAGTTGCGTGACGGCGCGGGACATTTTCATTTGTGCGTCCATTGTTCTCTCCAAAAAGTTCAAGTGAACTAAAAACCCCAGCGAAATTTCGTCGGGAGTTTCGTTTTGCTTACAGGATCAGGTTCTTGCCCACGCTCATGATCCAATCGCGCACAGGATCGACCTGCTTCAGTGACTTGTCGCGCGACAGTGCATCCTTGACCACGAAGGCCGCGAACTCCTGTTGTGGCAGGCGCATCAGGTACTTGATCACGTTGCCCGCGTTCTTCGCGTTCATCTTGGACGACAGCGCAGCGCAGATGGCGTACATCACCGCCGGGTCTTGGCTGATCATTGCCGTCATTGGGTTGGCGATCAGTTCATCCATGTCTGGCACGGTGTTGTACATTCTGATGAAGCCAGCGAAGTCAGCCGTTGCTGCGCGCCCGACCTGCCCAGCCAGAGCCTCAAGCTGGTTCACTGGTTCGAGGCCCCACGACATGATCGATGACACGCGCTCCCACGAACGGGGTGAGGCGCATGCGTTCGCGTCACGGTCGAACTTGTGCAGCCACTCGGGGCGGAAGCGAAGGAAGGCACACACCCGCTCGTCGATCCGCTTTGAGTAGAAGTACTTGATCGTGTCTTCGAGATCGGCTTCGACTTCGAGGAACATGAGGCGATCCTTGAGGTGTGACGGCATGTTGTTGGTGCCCGCGCGATCCGACATCCGGTTGCCCGCTGCGACGATCACCCACCCCTCGGGCAGTTGGTGAGGGCCGACCCGGCGTTCGTTGACGATCTGTGCTGCGATGTTCTGGTTGGCGGTGGGTGCCTGTGGCAGTTCGTCGAGGAACAAAACGCCTGTGCCTTTCGTCGGCATCCAATCTGGCCGCATGCGGATCATGCTCTCGCCGTCCTTTGATGGGACAGGCCAGCCGCCCAACTCGCCAGCATCGTATTGTGCCAGCGACAGGATGCTGCACTCCATGTCCATGGCAGCGGCCACATCCTTGACGATGGTGGTCTTACCAAGGCCAGCACCGCCGATCAGGTAGGGCACGACGTACTGTGCATCGCGGGCGTTCTTCAGGCTTAGGGCGTGGGCAATGGCCTTCTCGATGATGGCCTGTGCTTGGGAAAGTTTCATTGTGCGGTCTCCAGTTCTCTGATGATGTTATTGATTTGTTGATCGATCTGCCGCTGATCCTCGCGGATGCTGGTGCGAAACGATTTGTTTTCGAGCATGGCGCGTTGCTCTCGCAGCGCCACAACGCGCGGGTCTTTGTCAGCCAGTGCCTTTTGTTTCTCATGATGACGCGCCACCCGGACGCAGGCATGTGCATCTTTCAAGGCGTGCGACAGGTCTTTGATGGTCACGGGGCCATAGTCACGGCGCACCCAGTGATCCTGCGCAATCCACGCCCAAGCAAGGCGCATTGCTGCGCCTTTCTGCATGTAATCGATGGCTTGGCTTTGCAGTCTCTCGATGCTGTCTAGCTTCATCACAGGCTCCAATTGTGCAGGCAGATAGGCCCGATCCCCAGTTCGATGGACACAGGGTCGGTCAGTGGGCGACCGCAGCATGAGCATTGCCCTGTCAGCTTGCCGTGTCTGACGGCCTCACCTTTCGGGTCACGCGCCACAGCGACAACGTTGTCAGGCACGTCAGAGGCGCAGGTCTTGGCGGGCACGAACATGCTGCCCGTGATCTTGCCTTGGTAGTCAGGCCCGCGCTTGACGTAGACAGCGCCAGCGTTCTTGCCGTTGGTGGGTGCCAGCGAAAAGGACAGAGCCGCAGCGCGGAACACAGGCTTCTTCACCTTGGCGTGAAGGAGCAGGTCTTTGATGCGCGACACATCAACGGCACGCGCCATGTTGCTCTTGGTCTCGGCGGTCTGCTTGGCCTTCAAGATCATGCGTTCTGCCGCGTCCCACTGGCGCTCCGACAGTTCGCCCTTGCGCTGGTACTGGTTCAGCAGGCTGTAGGCAAAGTTATTCCATTCGACCATGGGCTTCAGCGCCTCGACGATCTCTTCGTATTCCATCACACGCGCTCCTTGTGTGCCTGCAATTCACGCAGGATGTTGACGAGGGCCAAGGCATGTCCGCCGTTCTGGATGGCGTCACGCGCGATCAACTCGACCTGATCGAGTGTCTCTTGCATCTCAGCCTTTTTCATGGCCAGCATGAACACCCCAATGTCGATGTCTTCTTCGTGTCCGCCGTGCTCGATGGCGTCACGCGCGATCAAATCGATCTGAGCGAGTGTCTTTTGCATCTGTTCCATTTCGATCTCCCGTTTAGTTCGCATTTCGATCTCCCGTTTAGTTTGTTTGAACTTTTCACCATGTGTCAGGCATCGACAGCATGGCGAACATGATGATCAGCACCACGACCTTGAAGGCCAGAAGTTCTGCGATCTCGCGCATCATGCGAACACCCCCACTTCTTCGCAGGCCTTGAACAGCGCGCCGATCTCCTCGCCGGAGAACCGCTTGCCCTTGCTGTTCATGGGGTAGGTGCGGATCACGCTGCTACCAGCGACATCCTTGTGCTTCCACTTGACGGGCTTGCCAGCTTTTTTCATGGCCAGCATGAACACCCCAACGTCGATGTCTTCTTCGAGGAAGACCGTGGGCTTGTAGCTGATGACGACGGCATAGCTGAACCGCGACACGTCTTCGAGCGTCACACCGACGTTCAGCATGTCCTGATACGGCACCTCAAGCCAGCCGTGGCCGTCATCGTGGTGGAATGTGTAGGTCATTTCGCTTCTCCCAAAAGGTAGGAAACAACGCTGTCCCAGTCGGGGAAGCGTTCCGTTCCAAAGTGGATGTGCATTCCGGTGAACTTGCCTGCGCCGTTGGCCGTTCTGTCATCGATCAGGTAGTCACCAATGTTGAGGTGCTTGTTATGGCTCAGGATCAACCGCTTCTTTGCGGCCTCACCCAAGTGCCGCCGCACCCAAGCAGCCTTGTCGCTCCACGCAGAGACGTTCCCCCAAGGGGCCGTCGAAAGAATGTACACATCGTACACCTCAGACAGCTTGTGGAACGCCTCAATGCCGCCATCGATGGGCGGCAGATCACTGAACAGGTGGGGGATGTTGTCTTCCTCACCCGCGTAACGCTCCCGCACCTCTGGCCGCACAGCGGCAAGCCCTGCGGCAAAATCCGCAAGGACGCCGTCCATGTCGAAGTAAACTATTTTCATTGTCACTCTTCCTTCTTTCCCCAGATCAGCACCTTGCCGATCACCTTTGACCGCAGGTCGCTGCGGCCCAACAGTTCCTTGATGAAGTACTCTTCAAGGTCTTCGAAGCTTTCGAACTCACAACGGGTGTGTTCATTCCCTCGCGGGTCGCGGATCACGCTTTGTTTGACGAACATGTCACATCCTTTCTGTTCCATGGGATGCTGGCCCCGCAGGGCCAGACACCGATAGATCAGAACTCACCCAAGCCCTCGGCGACGAAGGCAGCGACGGCAGCGTCCACGGTTTCGTTCTCCGCACCAGCGCCAGCCTGTGCCGCCTTGGCAGCATCGCTGTTGCGGTAGGCACGACGCGCCGCCATCAACTCGCGCATCGCGTTCTGGAACTCGTCCAGTTCTTCGTCGGACAGGCCATCCTTGAAGACGTTGCCTTGGACGACCTTGCCGTCTTCGTCCTTGGCGCTCGACCACTTGCCGACCACCTGTTCAGCCAGCATCTGTGCCTTGGATTTCTCAGCCTCGCCCTTCACGGCCTTGGCCAGCTTGTTTTCGCTGTCGATGCCGTTGCCGTCGAAGAACTCGCGCACCATCTGGGGGGTCGCGTTGGACATCCCGCCCAGATCGAACAGGCGCACAGCACCCACGCTGTTTTCGATGTAACGCTTGACGGTTGCTTCTTTCAGGCCCGCCTCTTCAAGCAGGGCGGCACGCAGTGCCTTGCTGACGGCGCGGGGCAGGTTGCCCTTGACCAGCTTGACCGGGGCGATGGACGCGATCAACTCGCAGTAGGCACCGATCTTGCGGACGTTGGCGACCTCGTTGTTCGCCTTGTTGTCGGCCTTGAGGCCAGCGATCTCGGCCTCGGCGGCATTGATCACGTTGATGGTTTCGTCGGCGATAATGAACTTAGACATCTGGTTTCCTCCATCTGGCTGTCTAAAAACGAGGGTGATCCTCGGGATGCCAGCCCCGCAGGGCTGGTCACCGGAAGCTCACGCTGCAACGGGCAGGGCGTTGGGGCGCTGGCAGGCGATCTGCTTTGCCATGACGCTGAAGGCGAGGGCCGCGTGTTTCGGCAGGGATGCCCAGCCAAAGCTGCAGCACACCCACACGCCGTCTTGGCTGACCACCACATCACCGACCGACATCGAACGCAGGCCCTTGCAGTGGTAGATGGGCTGGACACCCGTGTCGAACGGCGCGCCGTTGTCGTAGTCGAACACGGCGACGATGCTGCGGGCCTCAACCGTCAGGCCGTGGTGGTACAGGCCGACCAGCGCAGCGCACATGACGTGCATGGGCATCTCGGGGTTGTCGCCCTTGGCGAATTGCAGGCGGCTGTAGGCAGCGCCCTCCGGCGATCCGTCCCAGCCCTTGGCGTTGACGGCAGCGGAAACGGCGTCGGACAGGTGCAGCTTGTAGACGTGGTAAAGCATGGTCAGTCTCCTTTGTTGATTGGCATTCGGGATGGCAGCCCCTCAAGGCTGCACACCGGAATGTCACCAGTTGGACATCGCCATCATCTCGCTGCGGTGCTCGTCCAGCACCTTCACCTGCCGCTTGCAGGCGGCGATAGCAGCTTTGGGCGTCTTGGCAGCGCCAATGGCAACGCCGATATCTTCATCACTCCAGCACTCGGCAAGGAAGTCCCAGCCGTGCTTTTCCCAGTTGGCGTTGGCGTGATCACGCACAGCCTTGATCAGGTCGTCAGTGCTGGGGCCACGGTAAATGTCCATGGCGCTTACTTCGAACTCAATTTTCATGACGTTTCTCCTCATGCATGCATTGCAATGTCGAGCGACACAGCCCGACGTTCAGCCTCAGCCAGCGACACGCCAGCCTTGATGGCATAGGCCTCGATCAGGCCAGCGCAGCGATCAGCAGCGCCCGGATAACTCGCCCGCAACAAACGGGCAGCATTCTCAAGGATCATCTTGGCACTCATGGTTTTTTCCTCCTGATGAAACCATCGATGCAGCCCAGCCGGGCTGCACTATTGTTTCACTTCAAAGCACCTCTGCCGTTCTCTGGGGGACTAACCTGCGCAACGCAGAGCCGTTGTGTCCCTTCCGATACCAGACCGCGTTTTAGGCGATCACCTGAGCATCAGTGCTGCACCCCGTTTGGTGGGAAGTCCCTGCTTTGTGGGCCGATCAGACTGCCGAGCCGTGGCTCCTGTCCAATCCGCGCTAGGCGGGAAACTCTCTCTACTGGCCGTGCGATGCCTTTATGTCAGTTCCGCTGAGAGGTGGCGGCGGTGCCGGGGTCAGGGTGGGGGGGCCAAGCGCCGCGCCGTCCCTTCCGACACCAATAGACTTAGTTCCCTTTCGCACCCTTGTCAACACCTATGTTCCCTTGTTTCCACTTACATGCAGCATGGCAGAAAGCCCAATCATCACAGGGGTTTGGGATGGCAAAAAAACCGGGAACGTGTAGGATGTTGAAAGTTCGTTGGAACTTTTTCTGGCATCACGCTGGGGCCAGATCAGCCAAAACGAACAACCCCAAACATTCAGGGGGTTGAATGCATCAAACCCCGAAAGCCCAGCGCAGCGCAGGACAGATCGATGAACAAACCAACACTGACAGTGGTGTCCGACACGTCGAACACAGGCACCAACACAGAGGCCAAGACCCCAAGGGGAAGGGCATACAAAGGCCAGCCAAAGACCAGCGGCCCAAAGACGCCAGTCAACAGCGAAGGCCTCACAGCCAAGCAGGAAGCGTTCTGCATGGCCATCCTCAACGGCAAAGGCTTCAGTGACGCATACCGCGAGGCTTATGACGCATCAAACATGAGTGCAGCAAGCATCCATCAAGAGGCGTACAAGCTGGCGACAAACCCTAAGATTGCCCAGAGGTTGGAAAGGGCAGAGAGGGAAAAACAAGCAGAACAGCGCATGCAGCGGCTCTCTCGAGCGGAGCGCGTGATTGAAAAGCTGGAAGGTATCGGTGTCAGGGGCGATGCTGCTGATGGCACACAGGTGCGTGCGCTGGAACTGTTGGGCAAGACGCTTGGCCTGTTCGTTGATCGGGTTGAGACAGAAGACAAGACACCGCGTGATGCAGACAGCATCCGTGCTGAACTGGAACAGCGGATCAACAGGCTGATGGGATAGTTCAATTGCACTTTCCGGCGGGGGGGGTCTTGGCGGGGGGGGTGTCCTTTATCCCCTCGCGCTGCAAACGCGGGCCGTGCAGTGGCGATGCGTGCTGTCAGGTAGGGTGACCGCAGACAGCATCGACGTGGCCATCTGCCGGGCAGCACAGCGCGTCTACGGTGCATCTGCGGCGCATCTGCTGGCCATGTGTCGCAGCCTGAGACACTTGCGCCCAGACCTCGGCACGGTGCAGCGGCGTCAGGACGGTCGGCCCACGACGGAAACGGCCATGTGGCGACCCCCACCTACCCCCATCCCCCCTGACTGCGGGCTGGCCGATGGCCGAGACATACATGATATTCCGCTCAAACAATTAGCAAATTGTCACAAAACCCCTTCTTCCGCTCAAACAATTACCAAACACTCACAAAACACCCCTACCCCCCCCTTTATTTTCCACTACTCAACCGGAGATAGGTAAAAACCCGGAAAAACACCGGACATGGCAAGGAATCCTACACCCCCCGGTAGTATTTTTGGCTAAAATTCAAAACTGTTATGCTATTTCTTTGAACTTTTTGCACAAAGCGTGTCGTCTAGGATTACCCGCCAACGCAACTGCAAGCTCTTAACGGCTGCAGGTCTGGGAGGCGGGTGTTTTTTTTTGTTTTGACCCTACGAAGTTGGGTGCCGTGCGTGAGATGCGCGGTTTACCAGTTACCTCTGGCTTTTCCGATGAAGTAGACGACGGCTGCGAGGATGAGGGCCGCGCAGATAACGGCGACTATGCCGACACTCCAGAGGATGAGTGCC